ACGCGCTGGACTTAGAATCCAGTGGACCTTATAAGCCCGTGTGGGTTCAAGTCCCACCTCGCGCACCAAATTAGATACCATAGATTGATACAGTGTATCCGTCTATGGTATCGTTTTTTTATGCCCCGAAATACCCGTATATCAAGGCTTTCTGAGACAGCGTTGTGCATTTCCCGTCCGGTTGTTCCCATATGTGCCGTTTTGGAAGTGTTTTCGAAGGCGTTTTATGCTCCCGGCTACCATCTGTAGTGGTCAGTAATCGTTAAACGACCGCTATTCGTTAAACAGCCGATTGTAAAAATAAAAGCCGGGATTTACAACATCACGGTAATGTCGCTTCCGTTCAGAAAGCTGTAAATCATCCTGCCATCGGCATATATCGTCACATGGTCGAGCATGGCAATGCAGCGGGCATCCGTGAACTCGGCATCGAGGTACTTGAATTCCGTCATTTCAAACAGAAATCCGCTCAGTACATTGGATTTGTACTCTCGGTCATCCCGTTCCTGCTCCAGCGCTTCCAGCTTATTTTTCAGCTTTTCATAATGGTCGGCGAGTTCATTGTAGCGCCGGTTGTATTCTTCCTGATCCTGCGCATGGACGGCATTATCCTCGATGGCTTTCTGAATCAGTCCGGCGATAACTTCCATCTCGTGAGCAGTCTCCGTAATCTTTGCGTTTACCTCGGTACAGTCCTCCAAGTCGTGTTTTACATCACGGATATCATTCAGAAGCGTTTCCCTGTTTTCGTGCAGAATACTGAGTGCTTCAAGGAATCCGTCTTTAAGCCGTTCTTCCGTCACATGCGGGGTACGGCATTTTTCTTCGTTTTTAAACTTGGAATTGCACTGCCAGATGACTTTCCGATACGGATCGTTGGAATGCCAGACCTTTGAACCATATGTCGAACCGCAGTCTCCGCAGATGACCATCCCGGAAAAGGGGCTGCTGCATTCATGCCGTTTACCGCTGGCTTTTCTTCTCTTCATAATGCCCTGAACCTCGTCCCAGGCTCTCGGCTCAATGATAGCCGGGTGACTATTCTCCACATAATACTGCGGCACTTCGCCTTCGTTCTTTTTCTGCTTCTTGGTAAGAAAATCCGTGGTGAATTTCTTCTGAAGCCGAGCATCACCCTTGTATTTTTCGTTTGTGAGAATGCTCTCGATGACCTGTGCCTGCCATACCTTTTTCCCGCCGGGTGTCGGAATGTCCTGCGCGGTGAGATGACGGGCTATGTAGCTGGGGGATTTTCCGTTACGAAACATCCGATAGATGAGGTCTACCGTTTTTGCTTCTTCCGGTACTATTTCCGGAAGACCGTCCGGACCCTTGCGGTAACCGAGGAACTGACCGTATGGAAGGCTGACTTTCCCGTCAGAAAACTGCTTCCGGCGGCCCCATGTGACATTTTCTGAAATCGACCTGCTTTCCTCCTGCGCAAGGGATGACATGATCGTCAGGAGCAATTCGCCCTTGCTGTCGAACGTCCAGATGGCTTCTTTTTCAAAATATACCTCGGTACCGTGCTCTTTCAGCTTGCGGATAGTTGTCAGGCTATCCACGGTGTTTCTGGCAAAACGGCTGACGGATTTGGTAACGATAAGGTCGATTCTGCCGTCCAAGGCGTCCGCAATCATCTCATTGAAACCATCGCGGTGTTTGGTGTTCGTACCGGAGATGCCTTCGTCCGTATACACCTTGACGAAACTCCACTCCGGATTGCTGTTGATATAATTGGTGTAGTAGTCCACCTGCGCCTCATAGCTTGTGAACTGCTCATCGCTGTCCGTAGAAACACGGGCATATCCGGCTACTCTGCGCCGGGTGACCTGTTTCATTGGACGGCGGGTCTGGGGATTGAATGTGGCGGGAATCACTGTCACATTTTTTGCTGTTGCCATGTAAGCACCTCCTGTGCGAAATCATAATAGGTTTTGCTGAAAATGTAATGATCCGATTCTGGAAGATGGCGGTATAATGGGAATACCGTCAAGCCTTGCTCCGCGCAAGAGCCTTCTGCCGGGCGGCTTCTTTCATCTTCGGCGTCCACGATTCCGACCGTGAGCGGTCTTGCCATCGTTTAACGATTTCGGAACCGTCTGCCGTGGTGATTACCAGCCTGTTGCCGTTCTCGGCTCTGACAGCCGTTATCCCACCGGGAGCTATGTCTTCAGCGAGCTTTTCAAGCACCGGCTCGGGAACAGCCTTTGACGGGCAGACATCCTTTCCGAAGTGATTGTAGGTATCACAAATCCATACCACCCCGGCGTGAGTCACCTTGCGGTGATAATGCTTGCCGCAGCATCCGCAGGTAATGATTCCTGTGAACGGATAAGATTTCTGCTTTACACCACGGTGGGCATGCTTTTCAGCCCTGCGGGTGAACTCTTTCTGCACAGCGTTCCATGTGTCGATGTCGATAATCGGCTCGTGCGTTCCCTGTGCATGGTACTTCGGGAGAACACCGTCATTTTTCAGCGTCCGCTTCGTCAGATGGTTCTCACGGTAGGTTTTCTGTAAAATGAGATTCCCTGTGTAGGAATAGTTTTTCAGAACGGAACTGACCGAACTTTTGCTCCATTGCCCGTTCAGCCTCGTCTTCAGTCCGTCCGCGTTGAGAATCTTTGCAATTGCTTCCACACCCTTGCCGGAAAGGTAGAGAGAATACATCCGGCGGACGGTTTCCGCTTCTTCCGGCACAACGATGTATTTGCCGTCCCTCATCCGGTATCCCAGAAGAGTCCCGTCCCAGGGCTTACCTTCCTCGAAGTTCTTACGGATACGCCATTTCTGATTCTCGCTTGCCGACTGGCTCTCCGCCTGTGCGAAGGATGCCAGGATGGACATCATGACCTCGCCGTTGCCGGAGAGCGTGTGGATGTTCTGCTCCTCAAAAAAGACATCCACCCCCAGCGCTTTCAGTTCACGGACAGTCTCAAGAAGAGTGACCGTGTTCCTCGCAAAGCGGGAGATGGATTTTGTGATGACCATATTGACATTTCCGGCACGGCATTCTGCCACGAGCCGCTGAAAGTTTTCCCGGCTGTCCTTTGTGCCGGTTTTGGCTTCGTCAGCATAAACGCCTGCGTACTGCCAGCCGGGGTGGTTCTGTATCCGGCTGCTGTATTCGCTGATCTGTGCCGACAGCGAATGGAGCATGGCGTCTTTTCCGGACGAGACCCTGGCATATGCAGCCACCCGTTTCAGCTTCGGTGCCGTATCCGGGAAGTGTACAGTCTCAATGTTTCTACCCATTTTTTCGCCTCCTTTGTATCAATTTGGGGTTACTATATACATCCATATATAATGGGATAAGTCAAGCTACTTCTGCGAATATACTGCCGTCCGGAAGACCGTATTTCTTCGTCAGAATCACACAGGCTCTTTTGAAATCCGCCTGAGTCAGAAGTCCGTCCTGAACCAGCTTATCGATCAGCGCCAACGAGGTATGATACATAATCTGCTGCTCCGGACTGTAAGGGTCGGCGGGAAGCAATGTAGCATTCCCGGCAGCAGTATTTTCTTTCCTTGTTTCCATAGCTCTGGAACTCCTTTCCGCACTGCTGACAGGTCAGTGCATAGTATGCTTTTTTCTGTAACGATTCCGGATGCTCCTTCCACCACTGCATACGGCAGGCGTCCGAGCAGAACTTCTTCATTCTGCGGTGCGGTGCCTGCACTACAGGTTTGCCGCAGTTCATACAGCGGATCGTGCCTGGAATGACAGGGTGCCGGCGTATATGGGAGCGTACCGTATTAGGTGATATCCTGAGAATCGAAGCGATTTCCCCGGCGGGTTTACCCTCCATCCGGAGATTGTCTATAGCGATTTTATCCTGCGGTTTCATAGTGTCCTCCTGAAAGAGTACGGAGGATGACCGCACGAGCCATCCTCCGCATCGGTAATGGATTATTCGTTGGGCGGGGTCTTGATTTTCAGACCCTTGATTGCTTCCGGATGAACGAGTTTTGCATCTACACGCTCGGAAGAAATATACGCCACCTGACCGTGGTCGGCGTAGCGCTCGACAAGGCGCTTGATGACACGCTTGCCGCGGTCCCCGATCCAGTAATAGTCGAAGCATCCGAAAAGTACCGGAATGTTGCCGGAGTCGATGACGTCAAGGTTTTTCGTGGTATATACACGGAAACCGGAGAAAGTCTCATATCCATCCTTATCATAGTTCGGATTCCAGATGTACCTGCCGTTGGCATATTTCGTTTTATGAAGCTTGAAGTAGGCATCATCCGACATAACGAGAACGCTCTTTTCCCTGTAAGGCTTCCGGACAGAGTAGATCAGGTCGATTACATCGTCAATACAGATATCTCCGACCTCTGCGGAAACGGCACCGACAGATACCTGAGACACGAGTCCTGTCGGTTTGCCGGAGCCGTTTCCACGGAAGAATGCCTCTTCCTCCGCATCACCGATGGCCGCAGACATTTCCTTCAGAATGTAATCTTCGAGATCAATGCCGGAGTCTTCCAGCAGTTCATCGGATACCAGAACCGAGGTTGCCACCTTATAGGCAGAAATCGCGGTCTGACCGAAGCAGGGCTCCGTATCCGGGTAATCGCCGTTTTCATTGACCCACTGCGCCGTGGTATTACTCAGTACGACCGGAATACGCAGGTCATGGGTGGTGGGAATCGTATGGGCGAGACTGCGGAGAATGTTGTGCTCTTTCAGTCCCTCTACCAGCTGATCCTCATATTCGTCAGGGACCAGGTATCCGCCGGCGCCGTCACTGCCTTCTCTGAGAGCATTTTCCGGCATTCCGGTATGCATATGCTCCCAGAACGCTTTACTGTAGGCAGCCGCCTTTCTGACAGCCGCATCGTCCGGTTTGCGTACAGCCTTTTTCAGACCGTCAAATTCGGCTTTCATTTCATCGAGATGAGCCTTCAGCTCATCAACACTTCTGATGTTTTCCATTGTGTTT